TAATTTTTAATCAATAACCTAAACTAAGAGATGGGGCTTCGGCCTCATCTTTTATTTTTTAAGGAGTGCACCATGCCATTGACCAAGGGCTACTCATCCAAGTCCGTAAGCAAAAACATTGCAAAAGAGATGAAGTCAGGAATGCCTCAGAAGCAAGCTGTTGCCGTGGCACTTAATACTGCACGCAAAGCAGCCAATAGCGCAGGCAAGCCCAGCAAAGCACCCAAGAAGGCCGTGAAATGAAGACCGGCTTGTATGCTAATATCAATGCCAAGCGTGACCGTATTGCGGCACAGAAGGCCGCAGGCAAGACACCTGAGCGCATGAAAAAGCCTGGTGCAAAAGGCGCACCAACCAAGGCTGACTTTGTAGCATCTGCGAAAACTGCCAAGCCCATGAAGGCCAAGAAATGAGCGACTTGTTTCCAACTATGCTGTATCGCAGCCCAGGCCCACATAAAAAGCCAAGTGGCGGCACGTATGCTTACACGGGCGCAAAGACGCAAGAGGAATTCGACGAGAAACTAGCCACTGGCTGGTTTGCATCATCTGCCGACGCTATTGAAGCCGCAGGCGACAAGGCTACAACACCAAAGAGGGTTGCAGACTGGCGCATCAAGCTCAAGGCCAAAAAGACCAAGAAGCGCAAGCCATCCAAGCCACTAGGCTGGAAGCAGGTAGAGCCAGAAATCAAGGCGGTGCCTGAACCAGTCATTGATGATGCAGCACCAACCCGCGCAGAGCTAGAGGCCAAGGCGAACGAATTAAGTATCCGCTTTGACGGTAGGACAAGAGACAAAAAACTGGGACAATTGATTCAAGACAGATTGACCGAACCGACTACGGGAGAATGAAATGGGATGGACTAAGCGCCAATTCGTCACGCAAGCCTTTGAGGAAATTGGCCTTGCCTCCTACGTCTTTGACTTGACCCCAGAGCAATTTCAATCAGCAGTTCGCAGGCTGGACACTATGATTGCAGCATGGAACGCGCTAGGCATACGCTTGGGCTACCCTCTGCCATCAAGCCCACAGGACAGCGACTTAGACGAGCAGACCAACGTGCCTGACAGTTCAATTGAGGCTATTTACACAAATTTGGCCATCAAACTGGCACCCAGCTACGGCAAGCAGGTTATGCCAGACACCAAAACAACGGCCAAAGAGTCTTACAACACTTTGCTGTCACTAGCCGCTATGCCATATGAGCAACAAATGCCTGGCACAATGCCAGCAGGCGCAGGCAATAAACCGTGGCGCGTTTATGACAACCCATTTCTTCGCCAGCCAGTTGACCCACTTCTTGCAGGTCAAGACGGTCAAATTGAATTATATTAAGGTTTAAATCATGCCAACCATCAATCAACTCGCAAGCCTCAGCCAAGTCTCTGGCGGCGACCAACTCCCGATTTACGTGCCAAACAATGGCGATGCTCGCAAGGTATCGGTCAGCCAATTGCTGGCCTACTTTCAAACCGTATTTGCAGCACCAACCGTTTCAACCACCCTTTACACACCTGGCGCTGGATTCAATATCACTGTGCCAACGCCGGTCAGTGAGCAGCAATGGATGCTTATCCAACCCGCAGGCACATTGGCCACAGGAACCGTCACCCTGCCACTCAACACCCAGACGCCAGACGGAACTGAAGTGCTGGTCACAACTACGCAACAGATAACCGCCTTCACGCTCGCGCTGAACGGTGCATCAGCATCTTATGGCGTGCCCACAACTCTGGCAGCACAAGACAACTTCCGGGTGCGTTTCGTGCAGTCGCTCAATAGCTGGTATCGCATCGCTTAATTTATGGCCACCAAAGACACACGACTTGCACGCGCGGGTGTTGAAGGCTTTAACAAGCCAAAGCGCACGCCATCGCACGCCACTAAGTCGCATGTCGTGGTGGCCAAGTCCGGCGATCAGGTCAAGACCATCCGCTTCGGTCAGCAAGGAGTTTCCGGCTCCCCCGATGGCTCAGCCCGGAACGAATCATTCAAAGCCCGGCACGCCGACAACATTGCAAAAGGCAAAATGAGCGCGGCGTACTGGGCCAACAAGGTCAAGTGGTAAGCCATGCAAATCCCAATCCTAAACGGAATCTTTGCCGATAGCAGCCCAGACCTGCGCACGTCGTATCCGGTCAACCTCGTTCCCGTCCCAAAAGACTCAGGCATCAGCAAAGGCTACCTGCGTCCAGGCGATGGCATTGTGGCAAACGGCTCTGGCCCAGGCATTGACCGTGGCGGCATCAACTGGCGCGGCGAACTGTATCGGGTTATGGGCACAAAGCTGGTCGAGATCGACAGCAACGGCGTTGTAACCGAGCTGGGCGATGTAGGCGGCCCGACCAACGAAATGGTCACAATGGACTACGGCTTTGGTCGTTTAGCAATTGCTTCTGGAGGTCGGCTTTACTACTGGGACGAATCATCTTTGGTGCAGGTAACAGACCCCGATCTTGGTCTTGTGCTGGATGTTGTCTGGGCAGATGGATACTACATGACCACAGACGGCAGCTCGCTTGTGGTGACAGAATTGTCAGACCCTACACAGATCAACCCTTTAAAGTACGGCAGCTCAGAGGTAGACCCTGACCCAATCGTTGCCCTGCTCAAGCTGAGAAACGAAATCTACGCACTAAACCGCAACACGATTGAGGTGTTTGATAACGTGGGCGGCGAGTTTTTCCCCTTCCAACGCATCGAAGGTGCTCAAATCCAAAAGGGAGTAATCGGAACGTTTGGATGCTGCGTATTTTTCAATGGGATTGCCTTCTTGGGCAGCGGTCGAAATGAAGCGCCTGGCATTTACATTGGCGTTAACGCAACCTCTCAAAAACTTAGCACGCAAGAGATTGACCAAATATTGCTTGGCTACACAGAGGCTCAGCTTGTTACCGTCAAGCTCGAGGCACGCAACGACAAAAACCACAATCACCTTTACATCCATTTGCCGGACAGAACCATTGTCTATGACGCTACCGCATCGCAAGCGTTGCAAACGCCCGTATGGTTTACCCTGACAACCAGCACAATTGGTTTTGCACAATACCGCGCAAAAAACATGGTCTGGGCTTACGACAAGTGGCTTGTAGGTGACACGCAGTCAAACGCAATAGGCTATCTAGTCGACAACATTAGCAGCCACTGGGCGCAGATTGTGCGATGGGAGTTTGGCACGCTCATTGTGTACAACGAGGGCAACGGCGCAATCTTTAACGAGATGGAGCTTGTAAGTTTAACCGGCAGCGTAGCGCTTGGCGTTAACCCAATCATTTCGACCAGCTACAGCACAGACGGCCAGTCTTGGAGCCAAGACCGAGGCATCCGCGTGGGCACGACCGGCAACAGCCGCAAGCGCCTGGCGTGGTTTCAACAAGGCCACATGCGCAACTGGCGGATTCAGCGTTTCCGTGGCGACACGCAAGCGCATCTGTCATTTATCCGTCTTGAGGCTCAACTTGAGCCACTGGCCTATTAATGGCAACACAAAAGATAAATCTCACCCGCGACCAGCTTGCCACGTTCCTGAAAAATCAGGAGCAGATCAAGCAGTTTGAAAAGCTGTTTGAAATTGTTGATGAGGTTGCGCCATCCAGCGACACCACAGGCATTAGCATCCAAGCAGGTAATTCTCAAGCCTCTGCTAATGAGGCTTTAGCCTTAATACAAGCTATTAAGCAATCATTAGCAATAGATTCAAGCATTGCAGATCAAAAGGCTACGCAAACATTAGACACACTTGAGCGCATAGCAAATAAATTAGACCTGTTAAGCACAGCGCCTGTTATTGAAAACAACAACAGTGTAGAAGCTGATTACGTTGACTTTGAATTAGGTGCACCTTTTGCTCGTAAGATTGCGCGAATGGGTTGGAATAATACAGACCAGACGCTTAACTTGGGTATGGATTACGGTGTTACCCAACAGATCGGGCAAGAACAATACGCCCGTGTTGGCAACACTACTGGGGTCACGATTACCAATGGTACAGCCGTGGGCTTTGCAGGGGCGACTGCTAACGCGGTTTTAGTTGCTCCTTATTTGGCTAATGGAACACAACCAAGTCTTAATATTTTGGGCATCATGACGCATGACTTACCCGATTCAGGTGAGAAAGGGTACTGCGTAACGTTCGGCTTTGTTCGTGACCTTAATACCAGTGCATTCAGCGTGGGTGATATTCTTTACGTCTCCCCTACTGTTGCGGGTGGGTTAACTAATGTTAAGCCTACAGCACCAGATAACGTCATACCGATTGCTGCTTGTATTGTGTCAAATGCAACGACGGGTGTCATCTTTGTGCGACCTACCATTGCTCAAATGCAATATTACGGCATCTTTGCGCTAGAAACGGACACTAGCCCAGCGGTAATAAACACAGCATACCCAATTGTTTTTGATGTAACCAGAAATGGTAACGGTGTCGTTTTAGGCACACCCGCATCAAGGATTGTTGTGCCACAGTCAGGACTGTATCAATTTACGGCAACATTGCAATTTAGCAGTAATTCTGGGACAGACAAAAACATTTGGGTTTGGTTTCGCAAAAACGGCACAAACATTCCAGAATCGGCGCGGATTGTTACGGTGAGCGTGAATGGCGCATATACTCCGCTATCTGTAGCTGAAGCCGTATCATTGGCAGCAAACGGATATGTAGAGTTAGTCTATGCTGCCGACAGCACAAACGTTACACTTGACAACGTACCCGCTACAGCCTTTGCACCAGTAGCACCTGCTGTGGTAATAGAAGTTACGCAAGTTCAACAATAGAGGATAATTATGACCGTTACAGTAAAACCCCTCATCGGCTCAAAGCAAATGGAGGCCGCGCAAACCACTCAATACACAGTTGTTAATGCCACAGCTATCATTGACAAGTTCACAGCTACCAACACAACGGCTAGCAATGCTCTTATCAGCGTAAACTTGGTCAGCAGCGGCGGTACAGCGGGCGCAGCCAACCTGATTGTTGACAGCCGAGCCATTGCCCCTGATGAAACTTACACTTTCCCCGAGCTAGTAGGCCAAGTCTTGGCAACCGGCGGATTTATCAGCACCACAGGCACAGCAACAGCGCTGACCATTCGCGCATCTGGCCGCGAAGTAACTTAAAGGAACTGCCCGATGAAAGACTTTATGATGATTCCCAAGGGCTTTACCGGCCTGCCGATGGATGAGGCATTCATCACCAACGCAGAAAACAAGAAGAACTACGTCATTGCGGTGGAGGATTGGAACTACGGCCCCGAGGTGCCCACCAACGAGCCAGGCGCAAATAAGGAGTTCTACGCAGGTCTAGCAGAAGCTATGCAATCCGATGAAAAGGAGGCCAGACGCAAGCACTGCTCCAACTGCGGTTACTATGACAACAGCCTAATGGCACAGGTTCGCATCGAGCGCATCCCCCTTGCTGCCTACGACAAGGGCGCAGGCTTTCGTGGCCACTGCGAAAAGCTGGACTTTATCTGTAACGACATGCGTGTTTGCCAAGCATGGGAAGACCGAGAGTATGAAGATTGACCAAATGCCGAAATGTGCGACAATAAAGGCGCTGAGTCATCAGAGCCGCCAGCAACTCTTTCCGACTACGGAGAAAACATGTTGAACGCGGCCATCACTGAAGGAATCACAGCAGCGCACTTGCAAGAGGTTTACTCTGATTCCTACATCACAAAAGTGGGTCACGACCAACGTCCAGCCGCGCCTATTGACCATCCGAGCGTTACATATTTAAGTGCAACCGTAGGCGGTCACTTTGTTGGCGCATTTATGGCCATCCGTTTCTCAAGCATTGAGTTGGAGCTACATTCGCTTTTGCACAAAGCTGCCATTAAGCACTCTCGCGCTCTTGGCCGCGCTTTCCTAGCATGGGCATTTGCCCAACCTATTTTGCGCGTGACCGCTTACATTATTGAAGGCTTAGAGTCGGCAAAGAATTACTGCATAAAACTTGGTATGAAGCACGAAGGCACACGCCGACACGCTTGTGTGCAGGGCGGCATCATTAAAGACGTTTATGTGCTGGGCATGACTCGGCAAGACTGGAGCACATTATGAGTTTTATTGGAGACGTAATTGGTGACGTGGTTGGAGGCATCACCGGCGCAAAGCAAGCTGGAAAAGCAGCAGAAGCCGCAGGCCGAACACAGGCAGCAGCATCGCAAGCTGGTATAGACGAGCAGCGCAGACAGTTTGACGCATTAGTTGAACTTATGGCACCTTATGTCACCGC